GTACCTGTTTGGAATAGATTACTGGCGAAAAGTTACCATTAGGTAAATTGCCGTAACCTGCAGCGGTTGAAAAAGCCATAGTTAATCCTCCTTACTTTTTCAGGGTCACAGATACAAATTACAATTATAGATTGGGGCTAACTTAGATCAAGGTGCAGATGTACATTCTGGGCTTGTTAAATTAGGTAAGTCTCACCATATTGTCGTTTGTGATGTAATGCACACAACAGGTATCCAAAAGGGGCTGTATGTGTGCATTTTAAGTATTATACATAGTTATATGTATAAATTAATAAATGTCAACTTTTTTTATCTAGCAGAACCAGATACATCATAGATAAACTTACCAGTTCGTATAGCTTCCATGACTTCATCGGCTCTTCTCTCATACTCCTGTGATGACATTTTTTGTACTTGAGATTCCTTTAGATGTGTAGACTCCTCGTTAGTCTGAGGTTTAGTACGTGTTGACTTTGGATTTGTAGCTAGGGCTGCATCCTTTGAGCTTGTCTTTTTCTTGCCAATATTGTTATCAGCTTTATATAAATCAATAGCTCTGGCTGCAGACTTTGCATCATCATCATTTTCATACAAAGCTTTCTGCACCCACTGTGGTTGCTCTTCTGCCCAGTTATGAAAGTTATCATCCTCACGAATGTCCACAAAATCAGGATGTATTTTTAATAGTTCTACTTCAGCTTTCTCCTTCGTAGCTGATTCCTGCATTTCATTTATTTTTTGAATCCTATCCTCAAGCTCTTTCGATTGCTCTTTAGATTTTTTTATAGCTATAGTTTCTACTATACCTGCTACATCAGGATACTTTTTTGTCCACGCTTCAATATCCTCATCAGACTTTGGTAGCTCTATTTGCTTTTTAGTGGCACTGTCAAGCTGTTCCTTTAACTGATTTATCTGTTCCTGCAGATCAGATTCTTTTTGTTGAGAATGTCTTCTAAGATCACCATAACGTTTCTTAAAAGTTTTTTCCTCTGCAGTGGTAGGTTCTGATTCTGCCTGTGCTTCTTCCTTTACCTCACCCTTTTGCTCTGCAATGAGTTGCTCTAGTTCTTCTTCTTCCTTTTTAATTTTATCATCTCTTGAATATTTACGAGATGCTAATGCCATTACTTTTTTTGGTGTTGCATCTTGCACCATTACTTCTGCTTCTGCCATATTACTTACCTTTCGTTAGGGCTAACTGTATGCCATGTTAGATGGGGAGTTAGGTAGCCAACATATTGTGAACTTATTTTTTAGAAGCTAGTCCACCCTTCTTCATTCGTTTGGGTTTAACTTTGGGTTTAGCTAAACCACCTTTCTTTAGTCTCTGTGGCTTCATAGGTTTAGTAGGCACACCACCTACGTAGAATGGTGTTACTACATCACTTCCTCCATATCCGAATCCTGCATCTGTGCTATAAGAAGATGTTTGAGTTCTACCCCTGTCTCCAAAAGGATTACCTGTTAGATCTGCATATGTGTCAGTCTTAGGAGCAGGTCGAGATGGTTGACCAAAGTCTCCACCAAAGAAATCATCTATAGCTGAAAAACTATCACTACTACCCCCACCATCTCTATCATCATCACCAGATGTGTAGGCAGGAGTTTGCGTTATTTTAGGATCTGTTTCAATTCCAAATTTTTTCTCAGAAGGTGCAAATATTTTGTCACCAAGAGTTCTTCTGTCCTTAGTTCTTTTTTGTTGATCTATTATCTGATCTACTCTACTAAATCCATAGTCAGGTTGAAACTGTGATCTTGGAAGTCTAAAGGGTGCAGACTCTTCACTTCTGTCTATTTGATCTTCAATAAGTTTTTTTTCATCAATGCCTTGATCTCCTAATCGTTTCTTAGCTTCTACTTTTTGAGATTCTACAATAGGTGTATTTATAAAAGCTCCCTCATCAAATATAACAGAAGGATCTCCTGAATCTACAGGGGAAAAAGCTCCTGATGCTGTTGAGTCTATTGCAGGTAGTCCTAATGTAGGATCTCCTGCTACAGCAGGATTTATAGGATCTGCAAATCCAGATGCTTGTTCTCCTAATTCTACAGGAAGTCCTGATGGTTGTGGTTCTGCAGGAGGTTGCCTTCTATCTATATCCATTCCCATACCACCCTCTGTGATATACTTTTGAAATCCTTCTCTACTAGCATCAATAAGCAGATCTTGATTATTTGAATTTGATCCTACTGCTTTACCTGCAGCGTTTATTGCACCTGCAGTATTACCACTTTTTATTGCTTTCTCAAACTCAGTTAGCTCTTCACCTTGTTCTGTATTACTTAGTATACCTATGCCCTGTAATAGCTTTTTACCTAAACTACCTATGCCACCTGCTCCATTCTTCCGTAAGCTTTCAGCAGTTGCTAACACACTCTTTTTTTGTTCAGCAGTAAGCTTTCTTTTTTGTAATTCAGCTTGCACAGCATTTAACCCAGTTGATGAGTTTTTGTTACTCAAAGTTTGTCCTGCCATAATTGCTAGACCTGCAAGTGGGCTAAAAAATAATGCCGCCCCTGTTGCAGCGTATCTGTAGATGGGACTGTCAAACTGTTTATAATATTTTATTAATGTTTCAGCATCCATTTCTTGAATGTTCTCATACTCTACTCCATCTACCATTGGTCCTCTAGGCTTTTCAAATGTCATTCCATCCCCAAAGGCAGGTGCAGGTGATGCAGGTCCACCACTGTCACCCCCACCACCAGAATCTCCACTACCACCTATATTGCTTTCAGTTTTAGGTGCAGACTCATCTAACTCATAACCCTCTGGTATCTCCATCTGAGGTTCACCATTAACAAATGGTATATACTTTACCTCTCCATCTGCATTCACATATCTCTTCATAACGACATTACCATAACCAGTTCTTAGTAATGCATCTTCCATTTCTTTTTTATCTTCATCTGTTATAGTTGGTGTGTCTCCACCACCACCTGTGGGTCTTTGAAAGCGTGGGTCATCTAATAGTCCACCACTTTGCATCTTCTTTGGTCCGTCACCAGACACTACAATAAGGTCTGCCATCTCAAATGGCATGTCATCAGGTATAGTAGCTTCCTCTGAGTTACCCATCTGTCCCATCTCTTCCATCATCTTTAGACCTTGCTTGGCACTCTGTCGCATCTTCATAAGTGTTTCAAGACCAATGTACCGTACTACATCAGCAGGAAAGACAAACTCACCCTCACTCATCATTACAGGTATATCATCTGCTACTTCTTCTTTTAGTGAACCTGATGGCACTTTGTTGCCTGACGTTGGTTCTGTTTCACCACCATCATCACGTAATCCACCTTCGTTAAATAGACTTATTTTTTCTTCTATCATGACATCATCCTATTTATGTTTATACCTGCTAATAAAGCTTCACGCTTTGCATCATCTGATATCAAAGCTCTAGGAGGTACAGAACCTCCCATGTTAAATCGTAGTGCTTCTGTTTCTGGATCAAATAATAATTCACGTATGTTTATAGATGTAGCAAAACTTTCTCTGTACTTATCTTTATCGTACATTGGCTTATCATCTAACATAAAGTCAGGCTCAAATGATCCCTCAGGATCGTGTCTTAAAACTCTAGTGCTAACTTTTATGTTACCTTTAGTATCCTGCTGTAACTGGTTTAATGCCTTTCTAAGTCCATCGGTGTATAGCTTTTCAAATGCATCATCGTATTTAGTGCTTGCCCCTCTAAGTCTTGAAATTTCTCGTGCAGAGGGTACAACAATTTCATCAATACCTTGTTTCTTTGCTAAAATAATTGCACTCTTTAAACTAGATAACATAATTTCCATTCTAGTATTTACAGGAACGTCACTCTTATCATACAATACTTTGTATCCTTTTTGTTCTGTTCTACGATTTTCAATATCAATTTCTCTTTGTCTATCTGACATTTCTAATTCAACACCTGCTGCTCTTCTATCTATGTCTCTTCTAAATACAGCATCAGATATATCATATAAATCTGCAGACACTCTTTCTCCAGTTACTATTTTTTCAGATAAACGATTTATAATTTTATCACCACCTTCTTCTAAGTCAAACGGACTAGGTAAAGCAAGAATATCATCAGACTCAACTTTTGTTTCAACATACTTAGGACTTGTTTCTTCAACATGATTTTGGAAGTCTTTGTTAAAAGCATATGTAAATATTCTGTTAATAGGATCAAGATGTTCTTTTGCGTACAACTCATCTAACTTTGTGGTGTCTGTTGCGTCTTGTGCATTTTCTGACATCTTTATAATAAAGTCATTTGAAAAAGATTTGTCTGCTTCAAAACTTCTTTCTTTTATTACATCATCAAATTTAAAAAGAGTAGTTGCATCTTGGCTAGTTAAAAATTTATATGTAAAAAGTTTATCATCTTTTAAAGAAGGATATTTATTTTTGAGTTTTTCAATTAACTCTTCTGCATTTTTCTTTGCACCTTTAGCATCATACTTAGCAAACTCAATATTAGATAACCCATCTTCAAACTCTTCACCAAGATATTTTTTATTTCCTACTACCATATCTTTATAATGTTCATAGAATTGTTTATTACTAAATCTAGATGAGTCTATTTTTTTTAAATAACTAACCTCAGTTTCCATTATATCATCACCAAGATATGCAAAATCTATACGACTCCTTACATCATCATCAATATCTTTTGCTAAGTCTTTATAGTAAGTTTCTAAGTCTTTTATAATATTAGTTTCTTTATTTTTATAAGCATTTTCTATTTCTTGAAAAGTTATTTGAAGTTGGTTCTCATCATGTTTGCCACCATATCTTGTTGTTGCTTTACTTAAAATAGGATCTTCAATAATTCTAGTTGCGACTACCATCTTATCAGAGAATGGTACTGCAGACTCATTACTAAATGCACTAAGTTCAAATGCTTGATCTGAACCCACTGCATCTGCTCTAGCCACTAATTCACGGTCTTCATCAAATGCACCCATATCAAAATCTTCTTCTTGAAAATCAGGAACTGGTTCTCCTGCCATTCTGGCGGCATCACTTTGACTTTCTTCTATTAATATATACCGTTTGCCTTGATCATCCTCTCTTAATGATACTCTAGTATGAGCAGTAACTCCTCCTGAAAAATGTTGCTGTGTTATTTTTTCTACGTTTGGATTTTGCACAGGCATATGCACAGTAAGCTCAAAATAATCTAACTCTTTATCTTCTATTTTTTGTCTTTGAGTTTTTTTGAATGAAGGTAAAGTTTCTGGACCTTTCATAGGAGTACCATCAACTCTCTTACGATATAAGTCAGGGCTTAAATTTTCTCCACGTATTCTTACATCATAGTCATCTACCTTTTTTCCTAATAAATCTAATAACTCTTTTTGTGTATATTTTTTCTTTGGCTCTAACTGAACATTAGCAAAGTTTTTTTCAGATCCTGAAACATTAGGTGCAAACTCTTTTACTCGCTTTGCTAAATTTTCACCCCTTACTCCCTTTTTACCAGTTTGAATTTGTTGTATTGTTGATTTAACTGGACTATATAATTCACCTAATTTGGGTGATAGGGGTGATGCTAAAGCTTCAAACTCTTGATTAGTGCGTTGCTTACTCTCTAGCTTTGGTACTCTTTTTTTAACTAAAGGATTAGTTATTTTCTTTTGTTCAAAAGATTTATCAGGAGGTGTAGGACCACTTATCGCTTCTCCTGTCTTTTTTATTAACTTACTTAGAAGTCCCATTGTTTACGGCATCCCTTAATAAACGTAATCTTCTTAACATCATGATAGCACCTTGTGATCTATGCAGTATAACTAAATCGTTTGTCTGCTCCATAACAGCATGGTTTTGTGCTATAAGATAATTCACATAATCATTGAAGCTGTCCCACTGGTCCTTGTTGTTGACTAGGGGCTTGAGCTTGCTGAGTAGCTTGTCCTGTAGGTTGTTGACTTGGCTGTTGTTGTTGTTCATTTCCTGAGAATCCTTGTTCTTGTGGTAAAGGCACTTGTCCTGTACCTATGGTTGCACCACCTGCTCCTGTTGGGTCTTGTGCGTCTGCTCCTGCAGGAGGTGTTGGTGCTTCAGGGGGTTGCTGAAATTTCTTCATGATCTCTGCTTGCAATGTAGCTTCGTCCATGTTGTTGGTTACTTTATCTGGGTCTAGGTCTAGTGACTTGGCTATCTCTCGTATTACATACTGAAACTTTGCAAAGGGTGCAAGTGCTTGGTTACTTGCTATCTGTAGAAACTGCATAAGTCTCTGGCTACGTACCTCATTAGCCATGAGACTTTCTGTGCCACGAGCTTTTACTTCTAGATCACCTTTTGTATTCTTATCATAATTAAACTGCATATTAAATCTAAACAGTCCCTCTCCTAGAGGTCTGAGTAAATAGTCATCTACATTCTTTATAACATTCTTTACACCACCACTTGCAGCATTCATCAACATAGATATACCTGATGCAGTTCGTCCTATACCAGATACACCAGTCTGTCCATGAGAGAAGCTAGGCAGTCCTGTGCTTTCATCTGCAAGCACTCGTGCCTTATCAAACAGTTGCATATTCTCATTAGCTACATTGGGAAACTTTGTACCAAAGATGGCTTGTCCGGGAGCACCCCCTTGTCTTCTAAATATTTTTCCGGGATATACACTCAGGTCCTGTCCGGGAACTAGGTTTGTTTCATCTATCTCTATCAACAGATTACCTGACATCACAGCATTGTCAACAGCCATACGCATGAAGCCATTCATTAATGTCTGTGTATCATCCATGTTCTCTGCAATACCCACACCAAAGAAGCTATATGGGTTAAGCTCGTAGGGTGCTGCCATGTAGGGTATCTTTGCAGGTTTGAATGGATTGAGTACCATTCGTATTACTTTATTATTACATACCCATGCATTTATCTGCACTTCATCAAAGTCATCTAGCTCATCGGCTATCTCTATCTGTTGCTCTCGTAGCATACTTACATCTGCTGTACCCCAATACTCTAACACTTCAAATCGTGCTATTGCATGTTCTGGTGAGTAATCAGATAGATCATCTTCCCAATATTCTTTATTATAGTTTTCTCCCATAGCTATAGCATCTTCTATAACTTGAGATCTAAAGTGTGGTCTTTTCTTTAATGCACGTAGTTGTGTACGTGATAGCTTGTGTCGTTCTATTACATACTGTGCTTCATCCATATTGTTTGCATCAGGATCAGGAAAGAAGTTCCATACTGATACATGTGAAACTTGTGGCACAGTTTTAAATACAGGAGAATACTCTCCATCATCGTCCCAGTTTGGATATTCTTTATCTACAGCAAACGGTCCTTTCATTACACCTGTACCAAACAGAGCCATCTCAAAGGCTGTGCTTCGTAGATGTTTATTAGCATTAGACTCTTCTAGCTGATCGTGTATTTGTTTCTGCATATTTTTTGCAGCAATCATAGCAGGACTAAATGTTACTGCTGTTGGTGTCTTACCTACACCCTCTCTTAGATTATCCACATCATCAAGCTTACCCTGCAATGGTCCTAGCTTTTCCATTAGAGTTTTTTGTGTAGCACCTGCAGGTAAATCTTGACCGTCCCCTGAAAAACCATATGGGCTTTCCATTTCATCTAATCTACTTCTAATGTTTTCAGGTTCTTTGGGATCAAAGCTTACGTCTGATACTACACCCTCTGGTAGGGTTGTAGGCTCTACTGTGAGTGGAAACTTATTGTTAGCAAACAATACGTCTATTATCTGACCATAAGCTGCAAGTGTTTTTGTTTTGGTTACTTTAATAAATACTCGTGACTTCTCTGCTTCTGTAAATTGTACATCAGAACCGTATAGTCCTCTGTAGTTTCTATAGGCTCTTAACCATCTCTGTTCGTCTTGTTCTCTGTAATCATCGGCTTTTTTATATCTGTCCATAATAAATGGTATGATATTATAACTTTTAGTTTCATCCTGTCCACCTTCTTCAGCTACATCATCAATAGCTATAGACGTGTCATCCATCATTATTTCTTCTTCTTCTGCCATATTAATATCCAAATGTTGCGTCTGCTATGGGCATTGAGTTTGTTTGCCTGTTTGCAGCATCGTAGTCAAATATACTAAACCTTGGTCTTGACATTATACCATATCTCAAAGCATCATACAAGTGATCTTCTGAGTGAGTATCTATATCTTCTGGATTTTTTTTATCCAATGGTATAGCAGGTAGTTGCGAGATGATGTTAGTACATGTGCTAAAAAAAACCAAACGTGGCTCTTCTGTAAATTCATCCATCTGTAATCTTCTGTGTATTTCATTTTTACCTGATACTCTACTTCCTCGACTTCTATCAGAAGGTCTAAACCTACAGCCTTTCATAATCATTTGTTCTGCTAGGCTTGGTCCTGTGTCTCCTCGTTTGTGCCAGAGAGAACTGTCCAACACTCCGTATCTTATGTTACCGTCTTCTGCTTCTTCATCTAGTATCATATCAGCTAAGTCTGTAGCTAACACTTTTGATACATATAACTCTCTATATACTACGAGTTGTTCAGATGGGCTAACAGCAAACCAGACAACGGCAGAATAACTTCCATACCCATAGTCACATGCCCTAAACTTAACCCAATTGCTAGGTATACGAAAAGGGTCAACCACATGTATGTTGCGATCAAACTCGGTGAAAGCTGCTCCTTCTTTAATATCCCAATCGCCTTCCAGTAATTGTCTTCTTTGCTGTTCAGGAAGGGATAAAAGCATTGCTTCATAATCACCCTGAGATGAGAGATAAGGGTTATCTGTAAGTCGAGCAGGTATAAACCTACGTTTGAATAGTGCTTGTCCTGCTTTGCTGTGTCCTGCAGGATACTTGAGTTCTTCTCCACTTTCAATGTCTGTTGCATTAAATGCCTTGTTATATGCTGAAGGATCAATAAACATCTTCTTGACCCAGTGATGTCCCCTACCTCCGGGGTTAGTCGTTGCCCTCATATATACTGGCAGATCTGGTGACGTAGATCTTAGTCGTGATCTCATGTAGTTCCAAGCAAACGGTGAAGCCCACTGTGTAAGTTCATCAAAGCCTATCCAACTAAATGCTAGTCCCTGATATCTTAGAACGTCATCATCTCTATCTAGGTATGACATCCAAAGTCTTGCACCTGATGGTGCTACCCACTGCATCTTTCTCTCTGACCACTTGATACCCTTCCATATTTTTGGGTAGAGTTCTTGACTTTTAAATATAAGTTCTCTTAACTCTTCTGTGGTATGACGTAGTAGTAGCCCACTAAACGATGGGTGTCCCATATAACGCAAGGGGTCTGCCAACATTGCATAAGACTTACCACCTCCTGCCGATCCCCCATATAGAACTTCTCTTTCGCTTGCTGCAAGAAACTCTGTCTGTGGTCCTTCATTTGGTTGAAAGATTATGTTGCGAGTTTCTTCTAGTGGCAGTAGTTCTTCTTCAATCAGAGGTGTCTTGGGCTGTGTCTTCTTTTGCACCTGTTCTTTTTTCTTCGTAGTCCTCTGCTTTTTGGATCGCCTTTTGGGCATAGTCTGCCCATCTGCGTAGGCTTGTAGCCTTGTTCTTTCGTTGTCTTTCATTCTTTAATCTTTTTACTAGCCCTACGTGAGATATAGTACGTCCACTATTTTTAGTCAACCAGTTTGCTACTTCTCTATATGAGAACTGTTTTGTATAATCTCTAGCCTTTTCTAATAGGTCTAGCTCTACAGAAACTGGTAGAAGCATATTGTTATCTTCAGGATCTACCTGATACCCAAATGGTATTGTTCGTGCAATACGTGGTATGGGCATCCACTCGTTCTCACTTTTTAAGTCAGTAGGCTGTGGTAGCTTCCACTTACCCAATGCTCTGTTACGCATTAGCTCTCTTCTGCATTCTTCGGTGGCATCAACATCACACCACCTGTAGCTTCTACCTGCATCTTCTCTGTTTTAACTAACCCTGTTCTATCTAACATTTCTTTTGCTGCAGACATTTTGTCTCTTAGCCCTAGCTGAATAGGATCGTCAATACCACTTGCTATAGCCATTGCAGCCTTTGGTGCGTTACTTGCCATAAACTCTTGAGTAGCTTCTAGTATTTCTTCTTTCAATGCTTTTACAATTTGTGAGGGTGTAGTATGTTCTGCATATCCTGCAAGCTTAATAGCTTTAGATATATCGCCACCTGCTTCAGAAAATAAAACACCTATAAGCTTTTGTTGTTTTTCTGTAAGTTGTCGTGTCATCTTTTCTTAAACTCTTTTGTAAACTTCACTCCAATATAATTTTTTCTTATATCAGGTCTTAGTTGTCCACCTCCTATATTTACACGAGGATCTCTAATATCACCTTCAAATCTTTTAAACTTAGATTTAACTTTATCTGGATTAAAATTAAATAAAGATGCTGTATTAAATCTTTTTCCTGTTAAATTATTAACAGAGGAGTACCCATACTTTTTTCCATTATCACTCATATTAACACTTCCACCTTTTTCTAGCTTGTCGCAGTCTGCTGTTAGGATTATTTGCTGCTTTAGGAAACTGCTTCATTTGTCCTGCACTTCTTGCACAATAGGACTTTCTTCTTTTAGCTGCTTTACTTCCGGGTTTTACTTTTCCTGTAACGGCTGTTTGTAAATTACCCCCAGTTCTTCTGTTAATTATTTTTGTTGCTTTTTCAGATAATCCTGCTCCTTTATTAGTGGCACGTTTAAGACCACTCTTAATAGTGATACCTTTCATAACATCTGTATTTTTTCTTTTTACCCCTGCCACTATATGTTCCTAACTAAGTTGAAAATGTGGACCGTCAATAAATGGTCTACGCCCAGAACTCCTACGTAAATCTACATAAGCGTTCATAGCTTGTTCCATAGTGCCACTCCATTC